GAGCGGTCGCAAGAGGCATTGCCGATAAAACAATCAAAGGAACAGCCCTGGAAGAGATGTTTCCTGGGTACCTGGTTGACTCGATTGCAATTGGCAAGACGCGCTATAAAGAAGGGGCGACGCCCGAAGGTTTTGTAGGGCCCGGTGCTCCCGTTAAAGACAGGTTTTTTCCCAAGTACCCACGGGCCATGGAGGACCTCACAAAACGCTATGACGAAGCCACGGGGCTCAAGGGCAATTTGATTACTACAGACCCTGCTGCGGCTGACACCAAATACAACTACCTTAGTACGGCAGGCCGAGACATGGGGGTAAGGTCCAGTGAGCTTGAGGTGGACAAGATGATCGGCCAAGGGGTTGATCCTCTTTTAATTAACAGCCAAGTTGGGACAGTAACCCGTGGTATTAAAGACCCCAATGACATCTTAAGTGAGGGAACAAGTTCAGCAAAGGACTTGTATAAGGCCTTTGAATCAGCATCTGCATACAACAAGCTGACACCCGCCAAAAAAACAGAGTTTGCAAATTACATGTTGGGCGAAAACATGCCTGTTGCGGGCATGAATGAGGCAGAGATTGGCAGGAATCTGTTGTCAGAAAATGTGCTCGCAGCTATTGAAAAAGGCGAACCAGTCTACGACATAAGCTACATGCGCAAGCCCTTGGCGGAAGTGTTTAAACCACAGTACATCAACAACTATTTGGCCAGCCTGTCCCCGCGGGAGCTTGCAAATGTCCGCTTTGAAGACGCAGTCCGCGGGGGACTAAACCTGAGAGAGCGTATTGCGCAATTTGATAATATAAGAGAGCGGATCAGGGCCGGCAAACCCGTGCCCGACAAGGTCTTTTCCGACGGCGTAAGCAAGCCGTTGTTGCAGTTTGACAAGGACTCCGGGCTTGAGGGATTTGCTTGGAAACAGATTGAAAAGCGCGAAGCTACCGTGCCGGAGGGCGCGTATGTGGGCCACTCCGTGGGCGGATACGAACTAGGTGGGGCCGGCTATACAAAAGAAAAAATGGAAGGGTTTAACACGGGAAAATACCGCGTATATACTTTACGGGACAACCGCAACAGACCTGTCAACACTATTGAAGTGACGATGGAGGACGCAAATACGCCTATCGTCACACAGATCAAAGGTAACGGCCGTGCTACAGGTAACGTCCCCCCTGCAAAATATGACAACGCGGTGCTTCAGTTTCTTCAAGACCATCTTAAGCCTAAATTCATTGTCGAGCGAGAAGAATTCTTGACACCGCTGCTGCAGAATTACAAGGCAGAGCTTGAAAAGATTGATCTAAAGAATCTTTACCAAGACCTGCAACCATAGGAACACACATGGCAATCGAAAAAGCATTAAACCGGATGCCCACACTGGAGGTGGTCATCGGGGGTGGCGGTATTCCAAAGCCCCAGACGGACATTGAAATCATCATTGAAGACGACGGTGGCGCGACCGTGGAGATGGGGGAGAAGGAAGCCGAGGAGGTGGACTTCTACAGCAACCTGGCCGCGATCATTGAGCCGGATATCTTGGCCAAGATAGGCATTGACGTGTCGGCCATGTTTGAGGCGGACAAGGGCTCGCGGTCCGACTGGGAACAGATGTACGCCAAGGGCCTTGATCTGTTGGGCTTTCGCATGGAAGAGCGCACCAAGCCCTTCCGTGGCGCGTCGGGCGCGACCCACCCAATGTTGACCGAGGCCATCATTCAATTCCAGGCGCAGGCCTTCAAGGAGTTGATGCCTGCTGGCGGTCCGGTCCGATCGCAGATCATGGGCAAGGAGACAATTGAAAAGTTCCAGCAGGCCGGCCGTGTGCAGGACTTCATGAACTACCAACTCACCACGGTGATGGAGGAGTACACGCCCGAGTTTGACCAGCAGCTTTTCTACACGGGCTACGGTGGGTCCACCTTCAAAAAGGTCTACTACGACTACCAGTTGGGCCGCATGGTGTCCAAACTTTGCCTGGCAGACGACGTCTACATCCCGTACAACGGCTCAAGCGTCGTGTCTCAATGCCCGCGGCTCACGCACCGCATTGCAATGGACTCCAACGAGTACCGCAAGCGCGCTGTAGCAGGTGAATACCTTGATGTGCACCTGGATACCTACGCCTCGCCGGCCGATGCAAGCCAAATCCAAGAGGCAATTGACAAAATTACCGGTATTCGGGCCACGGATGACGAGGGAGAGGTGTTTTTGCTCGAGCAATTGGTCGATTTGGACCTCCAAGGCTTTGAAGACAAGGACGAGGACGGCGAATTTACCAACATCAAGCTGCCCTATGTCGTCACACTGGCCGAGGACACGCTCAAAGTGGTCGGAATCCGTCGAAATTGGAAGGAAAACGACGAAAAACGCCTGCGCCGCAATTATTTTGTGCATTACGTGCTTATCGAAGGCCCGGGTGCCTACGGTTTGGGCTTTGTGCACCTCATCGGGGGCCTGGGCAAGGCCGCCACAAGCGCCCTGCGCCAGTTAATCGACGCGGGCACGCTCTCCAACCTCCCTGCAGGCTTCAAGGCTAAAGGAGCGCGGATCGCGGACGACTCTGATCCAATCCAGCCGGGTGAATGGCGCGATATAGACGCTGGCGGCGCGGAGCTTTCTGCCTCACTGCTGCCACTGCCCTACAAAGAGCCCAGTCAGGTGCTGTTTGCCCTGATGGGGTTCTTGGTGGAGTCGGGCAAGCGCCTGTCCAGCACCGCCGACATGCAAGTGGGCGACGGCAACCAGTACGCACAGGTGGGGACCACCCTGGCGCTGCTCGAGCGCGGCTCCATGGTCATGTCCAGCATCCACAAGCGCCTGCACTACGCACAGACCTTGGAATTTCGCCTGCTGTTTGAGGGCTTTGGCCAGTACATGCCCGACGAGTACCCCTATGACGTGCCAGGGGCCAGCCGCAAGATCAAAAAAGCGGATTTCAACTCCATGGTGTCGGTGCAGCCGGTGGCGGACCCCAACATCTTCAGTTCTGCCCAGCGCATCCAGCTTGCCCAAATGCAGTTACAGCTGGCACAGAGCGCGCCAAACATGCACAACATGTACGAGGCGTACTACCGCATGTATGCAGCCCTGAACCTCCGCGACATTGACGGCGTGCTGCTGCCGCAGAACACCAACATGCCCCGTGACCCGGCGTCCGAGAACAGTGACGTATTGAACGGCATGAAACTCAAGGCCTTCGCTGGCCAACAGCATGATGCGCACATTGCAGCGCATTTGATGATGGGCATGTCGCCCATATTGCAAACCAATCCAGCGTCTGCCATTGAACTGCAGAAACATGTCCTTGACCACATTCGCCTGCGCGCGGAAGAGGATGTTGAGGTTGATTTGTTCAAGCAATATGGGACCGACCCGGATCGCATGGTCTCAGCAATCCAAAAAGAGGGCATGGTCGCCATCAGCATTGCCATGGGCTTCAAACAGACCCGCGAGTTGCAGGAATCCTTTGCAGGCGGCGAGGGCCCTGATCCGTTGGTGCAGATCAAGGAGAAAGAGATTGCCCAGCGTGCAGAGGCCGACAAGGCGCGCATCAGCCTTGATCAGCAGCGCCTGGCCTTGGACCAGCAGAAGTCACAGCAGGCCAATCAAATTAACCTGCAGAAGATGCAGATGCAGCAGGCCAAACTCAATCAACCAGGAGGCAAATATGCCGCATAAAAAAGGCCACAGCAAAAGCACCAGCAGCCCCAGCAAGGAAGTTGGTGCCAAAATGTCCAAGGGCGGCGTGATAAAACCCTCCAAAGGGGTCCAAGGGCCGTTTATGGTTGTGAAGAAAAAGGACGGCAACCGTCCAGTTAAGATATACTAAGTTGTGAGTGAGCGCTATCAGACGGGGCCTTGTGCCGTCTGCTTTTCATGGAAACCACCATGCTTGAATTTGCAGAAGCAGTTCTGAGGGAAATCAGGAAACTTCAAGATCAGTCTAGGCAGATTGTCTTGAACGGGACCATTACCGACATGGAGCGTTATCGCTACATGATGGGTCGCCTTGAGGGTTTGAGGATGGTTGAAGACTCCGTGAAAGAGTTGCTCAAAAAAATCACGGATGACGACGATCTTTTCAAATAAAGGAAGACTATGGAAACCGCAAAACTACCTGAAATCAGTACCACCGCCTTGGAGCGTAAATGGGCCGAGGAGGCAGCTAACACGCCGCCCGCCCTTGAGGACGCTTACACAGAACTGGGTTTTGACCCAGAAAAACTGGACCAGGCGGTCATAAACACCATTCCCCAGCCTACCGGGTGGCGCATTGCCATCCTCCCCTATCGTGGCGCGGAGAAAAGCAAGGGCGGAATTGTCCTGGCTGAAGAAACGCAGCGCCGGTCGCAGCTTGGCACCGTGTGCGGCTACGTCTTGAAGGTAGGGGGCTTAGCCTACGCTGATCAATCCAAATTCCCCACGGGTGCCTGGTGCAAACAGGGTGATTGGATTATTTTTGGCCGCTACGCTGGCGCACGCATCCCGATCGACGGAGGTGAGATTCGTCTCATCAACGACGACGAGGTACTTGGAGTGGTGAACAGTCCCGAAGACATTCTGCACATGTAAAGGAGCAATGGTATGAATGATGAGCTAGAGTTTAAGGTAGGCGAAGACGAGAGTCCCGCCACGGTTTCTATTGGAGAGGATGGCGCGGCCGAGGTGTTGAACAGGCCCCAAGCACCGCGGGTCGAGACCACGGACAGCGGGGGAGAACTTGACCAGTACAGCGAGGGGGTCAAGAAGCGCATTGACAAACTGACCGCGCGCCTGCGCGAGACCCAGCGCCGTGAGCAGG